AGTCGCTCTAGTAAGCTAGGCACAGCAACCAAAAGTAGGTTGTCTATGTATAAACAATTCCTCCCCCTCCCCAAAAAAAGCGGGGCACTGTAGCACGCTTATCCAACTGCAAGGTAGTATTCGTGTATGCCAATGATCACTAGGGCTGAAGCCGCCCGTGCTTTGGGCGTCAGCAAGCAATCCGTGTACAGGGCCGTCAAGGAGGGACGCCTGACATCCAAGGAATGTGCAGACGGCCAGATCCGAGTGAACAGTGAGACGATGTATGAGGAATGGAGAGGGAAGAGCCAGCCTCGGATTGGGGTTGGGCCAAAACCACCAGGAGATGCAGTGAGCAGGCCAGGGCTTCGTAGCCGCGAAGAGCGAATGTCACCTCGTATCACCAAGACGAACGAGGCCATCCCTGACTACGACGAGAGCAGGGCTAGGACTGAGCATCTCAAGGCGGAGCTGCTGGAGCTGGAGCGCAAGCAAAAGGAGGGGCTGCTGGTGCCAGCTGCTGATGTTGAGGCCAAGTGGGTCGAGATTGTGGTGTTGGCCCGCACCAAGATCATGGGTATTCCCACCAAGGCGAAGCAGCGAATACCTGATTTGGATGTGGATGCAATCAGTGTTTTGGATGCGATCGTGAGAGAAACGCTGGAGGATTTGGCCGGAGAGGCGCCGGAGGACGATGAGTAACGTCACTAAGCTGGAAAAAGCAGCGCTGCTGGCGTTTAAGCCGCCAAAGCGGCTTAGTTTGAGCGAATGGGCTAACAATTTTGCGTATTTAAGTGCAGAAAGCAGCGCAGAAGGCGGTAGATGGCATACTTTGCCATACCAAAAGGGAATTATGGATGCAATAACAGATCCAAGGGTAGAGCAAATCACTGTGATGAAATCCGCCCGAGTGGGCTACAGCAAAATCCTAAATCACGTTGCGGCGTATCACATTCATCAGGATCCATGTCCTTTGATGATTGTTCAGCCGACCATCGAGGACGCGCAGGGGTATTCAAAGGAGGAGATCGCGCCGATGCTGCGCGATACGCCGTGCTTGGTGGGCTTGGTGAGTGATGCCAAGGCGAAGGATGGTGCAAACACGATCCTGCAAAAGCAGTTCCCTGGGGGCTCGCTGAGTCTGGTGGGTGCCAACAGCCCGCGTGGCTTCAGGCGTGTGAGCAGAAGGGTGGTGTTATTTGATGAGGTTGATGGCTATCCGGCATCAGCTGGTACGGAGGGCGACCAGATCAAGCTGGGCATCAGGAGGACGGAGTATTACTGGAATCGCAAGATCGTGGCCGGTTCGACGCCAACGATCAAGGATTTCAGCCGTGTGGAGCGGATGTATCTGCAGGGTGATCAGCGCAGGTATTTCGTGCCATGCCCGGACTGCGAGCACATGCAGTATTTGAGATGGGGGAATGTGAAGTGGCGCGACGGCGATCCTGATACTGCTAGCTACTGCTGCGAAAAATGTGGAACTTGGATTCCGCATACCAAGAAGCGGTGGATGGTGGAGCGGGGCGAATGGCGACCTACGGCACCTGGCAATGGCAAGCATGTGTCGTTTCATATCTGGGCGGCATATAGCTACAGCCCGAATGCGACTTGGCCAAATCTGGTGGAGGAGTTCCTGGAGGCAAAGAACGATGCAGAGCAGCTCAAGACGTTTGTAAACACGGTGTTAGGTGAGACGTGGGAGGACGAGTACGCGAGCAAGATTGGCGCTGATGCGCTGGCAGAGCGTGCTGGTAAGGAGAAGTACAAGCAGGGTGTGGTGCCTGCTGAGGTGTTGGCGCTGACGATTGGCTGCGACGTGCAGCACGACAGATTGAGCTTGAGCGTGTGGGGCTGGGGCCGTGAGGAGGAAGGTTGGCTGATTGATCGGATCAAGCTGTATGGCGATCCGACGCGGCCTGAGGCGTGGAACCAACTTGATCAGGTGCTGCAGGCGCCATACAAGGCAGAAGATGGCTCAGAGCGGCGTGTGCTGTGTTGCGCGATTGACTCAGGCTTTAACGCGCATGTGGTGTATCAGTACGCCAAGGAGCGCCAAGCGATGGGCGTGATTGCGGTGAAGGGCATGGCGCAGAAGGGTAAGCCGCCAATTGGCAAGCCAACAAAAGTGGATTTGAACAGCCAAGGCAAGACGGTGAAGCGCGGGGCGCAGGTGTTTCCGGTGGGTGGCGACACAGTGAAGTCGCTGTTGTTTGCGAGGTTGCGGCACAACGACCCTGGCGCCGGGTATCTGCATTTCTTCCCGACGACACCAAGTGATTACTTTGAGGAGTTGACGGCTGAGAAGCAGGTGATGCGTTTCAAGAATGGCTTCCCTGAGCGTCATTGGGTGAAGCGCCCTAATGCGGCGAATGAGGCGGTGGACGAATTGGTGTACGGCTATGCGGCGTTGCATCGGTTGTACATGGTGTATGACAAGCGGACGATCTGGGATCAAATGGAGCGAAAGCTGGAGGGCGAGCAGAAGCCAGCAGAAGAGCGCAAGCAGATGACACCGCAGCGCAAACGGAGCTTTGTTAGTCAGTGGTAAGCAGGTTTAGACTGCGGGCATGAGGATTCCACAGTCAGCTAGGAATGGCGACACCGTGATTTGGCTGGATGAGCCAACGGTGGACGTATTTGGGCAGGCGATTGACGCGACCACCCATACGTTGATTTATTACCTGCGTGCAAACGCCAGCGCAGCAGCGGAGACGTTGACTGGGACGGTGCAAGGCAGTCAGTGGCGATTTACCTGGGTGGTGAATGAAGCGATCACAGCTCCGACCACCTTTTATTGGCAGGCGGTAGCGACCAAGATCAGCGATTCAAGCAAGACGACGCTTGGCAGTGGCTCACTGACCTTGGAGCCCAGCCTTGCTTATACGGGCACTGCTGCTGCTTATGACGGTCGCAGCCAAGCCGAGAAGGATCTGGAGGCCGTACAAAGTGCTATCAGGACGCTGCTTGCTGGTGGTAGCACTAAGGAGTACCGGATTGGTAATCGCAGCATCAAGAGGTATGACTTGGCGGAGCTGCTGCAGCTTGAGGGTAAGTTGAAGGCTGATGTAGCGCGTGAGAAGCAGGCTGAGATGATTGCCAATGGCCTTGGCAATCCACGCAATATGTTCGTTCGATTTAACGCCTGATCATGGGACTCCGCGACCGCATCCGCCACGCATTTGGCTTTGGTGAACCCAAGGCAGGTTCATTGGATCAAGCCGCGCCGCGCAGGTTGAAGCGGACGTATCAGGGTGCAATTATCAGCAGGTTGACGGCTGATTGGCTGGCAACGCAGACGAGCGCTGATGCAGAGATTCGCACCAGTTTGCGGAAGTTGCGGGATCGTTCCCGCGAAATGGTTCGTAACAATCCTTATGCCAAGCAGGCAAAAAGGACAACGCAGATCAATGTGGTTGGCACTGGAGTTGCGTTGCAGGCGCAGGTGATGCTGCTGCGGGGTAATCGCCGTGATGAGCGCATCAATAAGTTGATTGAGGGTAAATGGAAGACATGGTGCCGCAAGGAGCACTGTGATGTTGCTGGGCGATACAGCTTCCACGACTTGGAGTGGCTGGCTGCTGGAGCATTGCCTGAGAGCGGGGAGGCGTTGTTTCGGATTGTGCGGCGGCCATTTGGTGGATCGACTGTGCCGCTGGCATTGCAGATCCTTGAGGCGGACATGCTGGATGAGGAGTATCAAGGCGGCACGCTGGCGGCTGGTAATGAATGGCGTAATGGCGTTGAGGTGAATGAATGGGGGCGTCCGGTGCGTTACGCGATGTTGACGCGGCATCCGGGTGATTACTGGTTCCAGAACGGCAAGCAGCGAAATGAAAAGCATGTATTCCTGCCGGCGGAGGATGTGATTCATTTGTTCCTGCCGGAGCGGCCAGGGCAAAACCGTGGTGTGCCGTGGTTCCATGCGGTGATGGCTGATGCACACCAGCTGCAGGGGTATGAAGAGGCAGCAGTTATTCGGGCAAGGGCCGGTGCCAGCTTGATGGGTTTTATTACGAATAATGAAGGCGAGCTGACGCCGGATGATATTGAGAACAACCAGCGGATCAGCGAGTTTGAGCCTGGGACGTTTAAGTATCTTGCGCCGGGTGAAAACGTGACGGTGCCGAACATCGACTCACCGGATCAGCAGTTTGAGATGTTTGTGCGCAATAAGGTGCGGCGCTTTGCGTCAGGTTTTGGATGTAGCTACGAGACGCTGAGCCGTGATTTCAGCGAGACCAACTACAGCAGCAGCCGGCTAAGCCTGCTGGAGGATCGTGAGCATTGGCGGGTAGTGCAGAACTACCTGATCGAAAACTTCCACATGCGGGTGTACCGCGAGTGGTTGAACTTGGCGGTGCTAGCTGGTGAGCTGCCATTTCAGGACTATGAGCTACGGCCTGAGCGGTACGACAGCCCGAAGTGGTTGACTCGTGGCTGGAGCTGGGTGGATCCGCTTAAGGAAGTCAAGGCATACCGCGAAGCTGAACAGGCGGGCTACATGACCAAGGCGCAGATCATTGCGCAGTCAGGTGGCGGTGACTTTGATGACAATGTGGCTGAACTAGCGCGTGAGCAGAGCGTTGCTGATGCTGCTGGGGTGAGTTTGGACAAGGATCTGCTGGGGGCAATCCCGCCGCCGCAACCCGCTGCTGAGGAGCAACCATGAGCGCGATGCCAACTCAAGGGATGCGCGAGGAGGCGCGTCGTTATCGAGCGTGGAAGGAAGAAGGCCGCAAGGGTGGCACTGAGGTTGCGGCACGGCGTGCCGGGCAGATTTTGAGCGGTGAAGAACTGAGTGACGAGACGATTGTGACGATGAGCGCATGGTTTGCGCGTCATGAGGTGGATAAGCAGGGACAGGGCTTCAGCCCTGGCGAGGAGGGGTATCCATCACCTGGCAGGGTGGCGTGGGCTGCATGGGGTGGTGACCCTGGTAAAGCCTGGGCAGATAGTCTTGTCGCAAAGATGGATCGCACCATGCAAGAGGAACGCCCTTATCCGAATGAACATGCTGCTCGATTGCGTGATCCTGGGCAGTACGACAGCTTTCGTCGTCGCAATAATGCGGCTGGTGAAGGCGTGGACTTCATTTTTGGCATCAAGGAAGGAGAAGAAGGCGCTGAGCTGCAGGCGATCCGTTTCCGTTTGAGCCAGTTCACGGCTGCAGAAGCGCGTCAGTGGTTGCGTGATCGTGACTACGAGCCGATTGAGTTTGAGGAGGCGACTGGCGAGCGTGAGTTGCGTGCAGCGCCTGACGCGCTCAAGGAGGGTGATTTCGTGTCATGGAACAGTTCTGGTGGTACGGCGCGAGGCCGCATCGAGCATGTGATGCGCGAAGGGGTGCTGGGAGTGCCGGAAAGTAGCTTCAGCATCAATGCAACAGCTGATGATCCGGCTGCATTGATTCGTATCTATAGGCAAGACAGCGATAATGAATGGCAGGAAACGGAGACCCTTGTTGGTCATCGCTTCAGTACGTTGACCAAAATTGAGGCATTGAGGTCTATGGACGACAAACGGGATTACAAAGGCAAGTATCAGCGCACTGAAGCGACGCAGTTTCGCGCCGTTGAAGAGCGTGTGATGGAGTTTCCATTCAGCTCGGAGTATCCGGTTGAGCGTTATTTCGGCAAGGAGGTGCTGAGCCATGAGATGGATGCAGCAATCCTTGAGCGGTTAAATGATGGTGCTCCACTCCTGTTTAACCATGATCCCGATCGCGTATTGGGCGTGGTTGAGCGTGCATGGGTTGATGGGAAGAAGAAGCGTGGCTATGCCAAGGTGCGCTTCAGCCGTAGCAAGGCTGCTCAGGAGATCCTTGATGACGTGCGTGACGGGATTCTGCGTGGCGTGAGCTTTGGTTATTCGATTGATGAGATGGAAGAGCGTGGCGGCGCAATGGTCGCCACGCGCTGGTCTCCTTATGAAATCAGCGTTGTCTCTATTCCCGCTGACCCTACGGTGGGTGTGGGACGTTCACTGATTCCCGAGGAAACTATGCAACCCGAGGAGACTAAGATCGAAACTGAAGTCACTGAATCCGTTGAGGAGGAAGTGCGCAGTCAAGCGGTTTCCGCCGCATCACCCGAACCTGAGGTTCAAATGGAAAACAACACCCCTGATGTGGAGGTGATCCGGTCCAAGGCCGCTGAGGCCGAGCGGAGCCGTATCGCCGCCATCAATGCACTGGGCGAAAAGCACCAGCTGCAAGATCTGGCCCGCGAGTTGATCGAAGGTGGTCGCACCCTCGATGAAGCGCGTGCTGCTGTCCTCGACAAACTCGGCCAAGCCCCCATGGAACAACCTATTCGCTCTCAAGATGTGACTCAGAACGATCTGGGTCTCGACAACAAGGAAGTGAAGCGCTTCAGCTTCATGAAGGCCCTTAACTACCTCGCCAACCCCAGCGATGCCGGCGCTCGCCGTGCCGCTGAGTTTGAGATTGAGGTTGGCAAGGCTGCTGCTGCCAAGTACGAGCGCTCTTCTAACGGCATCGTGGTGCCGAACGAGGTGCTGCGTCGTGATCTGGTGGTGGACATCCCTGCCTCTGGCGGCAATCTGGTGGCTGATGAGCTGCTGGCTGGTTCGTTCATCGACCTGCTGCGCAACCGTCTGGCCATTGCGCAGGCTGGCGTGACCATGCTGACCGGGCTGCAGGGCAACATCTCGATCCCTCGTCAGAGCAGCGCTGCTACTGCTTACTGGGTTGGTGAGAATGTTGCTCCGACCGAATCGCAGCAAGCGATTGATCAGGTCAACATGACCCCCAAGACTGTTGCCGCTTTTGTGGACTACAGCCGTCGTCTGCTGCTCCAGTCGAGCATCGACGTTGAGGGCATGATCCGCAATGACCTGGCTCGTGTGATCGCCCTGGAAGTTGACCGTGCTGCCATCTATGGCACCGGCTCCAGCAACCAGCCTCTGGGCCTGATCAACACCACCGGCATCGGCACCGAGACCCTGACCAACGCTGGCACTTTCACCCAGCTGATTGCGATGGAGACCGATGTGGCTGTTGCGAACGCTGATGTGGGTTCGCTGCGGTACATCATGAATGCCACTGCTCGTGGCCTTCTGAAGTCCACCAGCAAGGCTGGCACCGAGGCTTCGTTTGTGTGGGAGAACAATGAGGTCAACGGTTATCCGGTGATCGTCTCCAACCAGCTCGCCAGCAACGATGCTCTGTTTGGTGATTTCAGCCAGATGGTGATGGGCATGTGGTCCGGTCTGGACCTGATGGTTGATCCTTATGCTGGTGCCACTGCTGGCACCGTGCGTGTGATCGCCCACCAGGATCTGGACGTGGCTGTGAAGCAGCCCGGCGCCTTCTGCTATGGCACCTGATCATGAAGGTTGAGATCCTGCGTTCCGTCATGGTCTCTGGGGAGCCGGTTGCGGCCGGCTCCTTCCTTGACCTTGATGATTCGGTTGCTCATCTTTTGATCGGCATGGGCAAGGCTGCGATTGCAGCTGAGGCCCCTGCCACTCCTGCTGAACCTGATCCAGCCCCAGTGGTTGAATCTGAAGCAGAACCCGCGAAGCCCGCCCGCAGGGCTCGCACCACCGCCCCTGCTACCAAGGACTGATCCATGTCTATTCTTTCGACCGGGCTGGAAAAACTCCAGCACTTTGCTCTGGCTCCTACGGCTGAGCGCACCTCCAACCTGAATGGCACTGCTGTTGACATGAATGACTACGAGGGCGACCTTGTAATCATTCTTGATGTCGAGGCTGGTGGCACCTCGACTCTGGATGTCAAAATCCAGTCGAGCGACACTTCTGGCGGTAGCTATGGCGATGTCACTACTGTGTTTAGCCGTGGTGGCACTGAGCAGGCTTCTGCCGCCGTTGCCTTTGCCCAAGTGAGCACCTCTGCTTCCAAGCAGTATCTGGTGTTCCCTAAGGGTGCTGCCAAGCGTTGGATCAAGGCTGTGTCTACCACCAGCACCTCCACTCATACCTACTCCATTAATGGCGTGGGCGTGAAGAAGTACGCCTGATTCTGGCTGTATCTGACCAAGCCCTTGGGTTTTACCCAAGGGCTTTTGCTTTGCCGAGTTAGCATGGCGTCATGGCATTCAGCGAAGACCTGGATCTGTTTTTGGCCGACTTCGGGGTGCCAGTCAGCTCTGGTGCCGTCAGTGGTCTTGGCATTTTGGATATGCCAAGTGAGATTGTTGCTGATGGCGTCGTCTTGACAACCGATTACAAGGTGACAGTAAAAACTTCGCAGTTCGGTGGCTTGATTTACGGCGCAGCGGTAACGGTGGACGGAGTGAATTATCAGGTACGTGAAGCCATGAAGGTAGATGATGGCAGCTTCACAGAGCTGATGCTGATTCGTGTGCCGCCTGAAAGTGCAGCGCCGGGGCAAGATCCGCGTGTGTTTGGTCTTAACGATCTCACTGATGTAAATATCACCAATGCTCAGCAAGGCGACTTGCTGGTGCATAACGGGACAGAATGGGTGGATACACCAGAAGTTGATGGTGGAGGTGCGAGCTGATGGCAACAACTCGGCAGCGGATCAAGCTACGCCGTGATACGGCAGCGAACTGGACCGCTGCTAATCCTGTCTTAGCCGCTGGTGAGGTTGGATATGAAAGCGATACAAAGCAAGTCAAGGTTGGCGATGGCAGCAGTGCATGGAGTGCGCTGACCTATGCGCCATGGAATCAAGACCCGATTCTTCAGTCGATTCAATTGCTGACCAGTGGCGGCAACGTTGATAATCCTGGTGAGCTGGCTTGGAATGCCGATGAGGGCACACTTGAGCTTGGAAAACTTGGTGGAATTAGTAATTACATCGGCCAAGAGACAATGCTCTTGTGTCGAAATAACAGCAACTCGGTTGCCATTCCCAAGGGCACCGCTGTCCGCTTTGCTGGTTCGGTTGGCAATAGCGGTCGCTTAAAAGTTGCCCCAATGGTTGCCGATGGCTCGCTGCCCGGTTATGTGTTTTTTGGCGTAACTGATCAGATTATTGCGGGCGGCGCTGATGGCTATGTCACTGTTTTTGGCAAGATTCGTGGCATCAATACTTCTGCGTATCAAGATGGTGACATTCTTTGGTGTAATCCAGCCGTTGCGGGCGGATTCACTACGACGGAGCCAGAAGCGCCAAATCTAAAGCTGGCGGTTGCGGCTGTAATCAATGCAGCAAATAATGGCTCTATTTTTGTTAGATGGGCAACGGGATCAAGGCTTTCAGATTTGCATGATGTTGAAGCGGCAAATCCTTCTAATGGGAATGTTTTAGCATATAACTCTGCCAATGGTAGGTGGCAGTCTTCATCTGTGCCAGGTGCTTCTACATCTCTTCAGGCTCTTACCGATGTAGATGTATCTGCAAAAGTTAATCAAAGTTTATTGATTTATGATTCAACGGCTAACAAATGGATTGGTGGACCATCCACTACAATCTTTGAAGTGACGGATGGTGGAAATTTTTAGGCTTTATCCTGTAAGCCCCCTAGAATCGAAACACTGTTAAGGCTGTAGCTTCATGGCCAACACCCTGCGGATTAAGCGCCGCGTCAGCGGCGCCACTGGCGCCCCAGCTGGACTGAAAAACGCCGAGTTGGCCTTCAATGAGGTTGACAACATCCTCTACTACGGCAAGGGTGCTGACGGCAACGGCGATGCCACCACCATTCCGGCGATTGCCGGCGATGGCGCTTTTGTCAGTCTGACCGGCAACCAAACCATCAGCGGCACCAAAACCATCACGGGCACGCTGGCACTCGGCAGCGCCACCCTTAGCGGTAACGCCACTTTCAGCAATAACCTGACTGTTACCGGCGACTTCACCGTCAACGGCACGACCACCACAATCAACAGCACCACAGTCACCACAGACGACAAGAACATCGTCTTGGCCGACACCGCCTCTCCCTCCGATGCTGCTGCCGACGGCGGCGGTATCACGCTGAAGGGCACCACTGACAAGACCTTCAACTGGGTTGACGCCACCGACGCCTGGACCTCCAGCGAGCACCTGAACCTGCTCACCGGCAAGGCGTACTACATCAACGGCTCCAGCGTTCTGAGCAGCACCACGCTGGGTAGTGGCGTTACCGGCTCCAGCCTGACCTCGGTGGGCACTATCGGCACCGGCACCTGGCAAGGCACCACGATTGGCACCGGCTACGGCGGCACTGGCCAGACCACCTACACCGACGGCCAACTGCTGATTGGCAACACCGCCGGTGGGCTGACCAAGGCGACGCTGACCGCTGGCACCGGAGTGTCGATCACCAACGGCAACGGCTCGATCACCATCAACAGCACCGGCACCAGCTACACAGCAGGTGACGGCCTCGATCTGGTTGGATCTGAGTTCAGCCTTGACCTCAAGGCCAACGGCGGCTTGGTTATCGAGACCACTGAGCTGGCATTGGATCTTGGCGCTTCTAGCATTACCGGCACTCTTGCCGTAGGTGATGGCGGCACCGGCCAGACCACCTACACCGACGGCCAACTGCTGATCGGCAACACCGCTGGCGGGCTAACTAAGGCAACACTGACGGCTGGCACCAATGTTTCGATCACCAATGGCAATGGTGCCATCACCATTAATGCCACCGATACCAACACCACCTATACCGCTGGCGACGGCCTAGACCTAAGCGTCGGCAACGAGTTTTCGCTGGACATTAGAAGTGGTCGCGGCCTTGTCATTACCAGCACCGAGCTGGACCTTGATGATGACCTAGCCACCTTGGCCGGGATGCAGACAGGTGCTGCCACGGCGCTCGCGCTGCTTACTTCTACGGAAGTTGCAGTAATTGATGGCAGCACCACTGCCACTGCTACCACGCTGGCGCAAGCAGACCGCATGGTGATCAACGACAACGGCACGATGGTGCAGGTGGCACTATCGGACCTAGTGACATTCCTTGAGGATGGCACCGCCTCCGGTTTCGATATTGACGGAGGCACTTTCTAACTGTTCCCGCCCCGTCGCTACGGGGCTTCAACCCTGCTACATAGCAACCAAAGGGGAGCCACATGGCAAACACCATCAAGATCAAACGCAGCGCCGTACAAGGCGCAGTGCCAACCACCGGCCAACTGGAGTTGGGTGAGCTGGCGCTCAACACCTACGACGGCAAGCTCTACACCAAGAAGGACGACGGCACCGCCAGCATCGTTGAGCTATCGGGCGGCGGCGGAGGTGTCTCTGATGGTGATAAAGGCGACATCACCGTCAGCGGCAGTGGCTCAACTTGGACCATTGACAGCGGCGTAGTCACCAGCGCCAAGATCGCGGATGGCACCATTGTCGATGGCGACATCAGCGCCAGTGCCGAGATCGCGGTCAGCAAGTTGGCAGATGGTGCTGCCCGACAACTGCTCCAGACCGATGCGGCTGGCACTGGAGTGGAGTGGACGAGCAACGTCGACATCCCAGGCACGCTGGATGTCACCAGTGCTGCGACGTTTGACAGCACGATCAGTTTCCCGCTGGGCACTGCCGCACTGCCCTCGATTTATCCCGGTACAGATACCAACACCGGCTTCTGGAGCCCCGCCGCCGACACGCTTGCAGCTAGCACTGGTGGCACCGAACGCCTCCGCATCGACAGCTCGGGCAGGATGGGGATTGGGACAACAAATAGCGCAGAAACTTTTTGGGGAATTACACCTAAAGTAAAAATTGAAGGTCCTGACTATAACAACTCTAGCCTGGCAATCATTAGTAATGATGCTAGCAACGAACCGGCATATTTATTCCTTGGCTATGCAAAAAGCAATGCAGTAGGATCAACAACAATTGTTGCTAGCGGTGATTGGCTGGGTGCAATCGCCTTTCAAGGTGCAGATGGAACAGATAGAAACTCAACCGCAGCAGCAATAATTGGTCAAGTAGATGGCACCCCTGGCGTTAATGACATGCCAGGTCGCCTGGTCTTTTACACCACCGCTGATGGAGCAAGCAGCCCAGTTGAGCGGATGCGGATTGACAGCTCGGGCAGGATGGGGATTGGAACCAGCTCACCCGGTTCCACCCTTGACGTAAAAGGCACCGTACGCCTGTCGGGCTCGACATCTGGCTATGTCGGCCTATCGCCTGCAGCAGCGGCTGGCTCCACCACCTACACCCTGCCGGCAACGGACGGCACCGACGGACAGCAGCTAACAACCAACGGCTCTGGCACATTGAGTTGGGCAGCAGCCGGCAGTATGTCGCTACTTGCCACCAATACCTATACAACCGTCGGAACTGACACCTGGACTAAGCCATCCGGCGCACAACTGGTGCTGGTGATTGCTATTGGCGCCGGCGGCGGTGGTGCATCGGGCGGTGCATCGGCCAACGTTGGCTATGGCGGTGCTGGCGGCGGCGCTGCCGGCGCAGTGGTGCAACGCACACTTCCGGCATCCATCCTTGGCGCAACGGAGACCATCACCGTCGGTGCCAAAGGCACGGGCGGGGCTTCTAGAACCTTTACCGCAGCAGGTTCCAACGGCGGCACCGTTAGCGATCCTGGCGTGGCTGGCGGTGATAGCAAGTTTGGAGCATGGCTGACTGCCGAAGGCGGAGCGGGCGGCACGGTCAACACAGCTAACAACGCTGTTGGTGGCGGCGGAATTGGTGCTCAAGTCATTGCTGGTTACACCATTCCTATCGAGGTTGGCGGCAATGGCGGTAACGGTGCCGCCACGGACAACAGCCCGACAACGGGCGCCGCTCCAACTGCCACGGTGTTCATGTCATCCGGCGGCGGCGCAGGTGGTGGCGTCGGTGCTGCAGCGACAGCCGTAAACGCCACGGCAGGCGCTGATGCCGGTGCTTTATCCGGTGGTACGGCCGGCACCAGCTCAACAACCAACGGCAACGCCACCGATGGTGGCGACGGCTCTGTCAATGCCGCTGGAACCCAGGCATCAGGTGGCGGCGGCGGCGGTAACTGCGCCACATCCTCAGGCAGTGCAACGGCTGGCGCTGGCGGCAATGCCGGCGGCGTTGGGGCTGGCGGCGGTGGAGGAGGCGGCGCTCGCGTGGCCACCACTTCCGGCAACGTCGCCACGTCCGGCAAAGGCGGCGACGGCGGCGACGGCAAAGTTATTGTTTACACCTACGGTTAATCACCATGACCACCACTACTTACACCTGGCGCATAGCGCAACTAGAGCGCGAAACCGCCGATGGCTACGTTTACACGGCTCACTACACCGTTGATGCCACTGATGACACCTATCGTGCGGGCGCCTATGGCTCTATTGGCTTGGAGCGCCCGGAAGGGGAACTGATTCCCTTCGCTGACTTGACCGAGGAGCTCGTGATCGGCTGGGTGCAAGCCAAACTCGGAGGCGAAGAAAAAGTCACCGAAATCCATGCAGCCTTGCAGGCTCAACTTGATGAGCAGCGTGCCCCATCCAAAGCCCAAGGTTTGCCGTGGGGAAATGAGCAAGTTCAAGCCCCTAGCCAAGGCGGCACCTTCATAGCCGACGATCCCGCCACGCCTGACGTGAACGAAGCGTGAGTTGCTCAGTAGTTGCAGTGCCTACGCGCCGCGCTTACTAAAGGCACCGTTGCCCATGGCCCGGCAGCGGCGGCTTGTTAAAGGCTGGGGTTTTTAGATGCACTCATCAATCTCGCTGCCGCCAGTCATCGGGCGTATCACGTCGAAAAAAGTCTGCA